CATTTGGGGCTGGGTTATAGTGACACATAATTCTTCTTAAACCAGTTTAAAATCACTTTTAAACCTTATTTACTAAACTCCTATCAACCAACATTGATAGGAGTTTTTTTATGCCTCAAATCCGAAAAATCGTTATCCATTGCTCTGCAACTCAAAACGGCAAATCTTTACGCACCAAAACCCAAAGCGCCGCCCAAGTGATTGACGGTTGGCATGCCCAACGTGGGTTTAAACGTACTCATAGCAATCTCTCTCAATTTAATCCGCACTTAAAACATATTGGTTATCACTATGTCATCGACACAGATGGCACAGTGGAAAGCGGTCGCAAAGTGGGTGAAATCGGCTCACACGTCAAAGGACACAATATGCACTCGGTGGGCATTTGCTTAGTCGGTGGTGTAACCAAAGACAAACGCAATCACGGTGAATACACCGAGAAGCAGTGGAAAACCTTACACCGCCTATTGCGTGAGTTAGAGGCGAAATATCCCGAAGCGCAAATTTGCGGACATCGAGACTTATCCCCTGACCTCAATGGCGATGGCACAATCAGCCCGAACGAATGGTTGAAAGCATGCCCGTGCTTTGATGTGTGGAGTTGGCTGGATAGCGAGCAGATTATCAACGCTGATCATTTATTCGAGGAGCAACAATAATGAAATGGAAATGGTTTAACTGGATTTGTGAAAGAACTCGTTTGTTGTTTCGCCCAAAATGCCAACAAAACAGACCGCACTCTGTGAGCAAAAATGCGTGGTGGTATCGCTCAAAAGGCAAACTGACAGCAGCACAGGTACTGTATTTAAAATTGGGGGCGATGTAATGGGTTTTAAAGAATTAATTACTAACGCTGACGGACGGTTATCAACCACAAGCACCATCCAGTTTTTCGGTTTTGTGGCGGCAACAGGTGTAATGCTGTATAGCGTCTATATGGATAAAGCCTATGTGCCGGAATTATTTAGCACGTTTTTATTTGCCTGTGTCGGCACAGCTGCCACCAAAGGTGTTGCGAATGCCCTTAAATCCCATAAGGGGGAATAGATGATCTCTTTAACCTTAGCCTTGATTATCGGCGTTGCCTTGTTGTCCATGATTGCGTGGTTTAAATGGCAAGCCAGCCGAGCAGAACGCAAAATTGCTGAAATGGAACAACAAAACCAGCAACTACAAACGGAAAAAGCTGTAGCTCAAACCCAAGTTAAACACCATCAAACAAGGAAGCAAAATGAAGAAAATGCTCGTATTTCTGACCGCACTTCTGTGCTTGACAGCTTGCAGCAGTCCAATGATCTCCGTGATTAATAGTAGTTGTGCCGGTTTTGCGGTCATCAAAGCCAGTCGCCAAGATACCACCGAAACCCTACGGCAGATTATGGTGCATAACGCCACCTACCGAGAAATTTGCAAGGAGCAAACCAATGACAATCAACGTTGATTTTTGGCACTTAGTCGGCTTGCTACTCTCATTTTTGGGGTGTTGCTTTGGTTTTGCCAAGCTCTTGATGAATCAGTTTCAAAATCAGCTAAATGAACGCTACCAACAACAGAAAACCCTCGACAAGGTAGAGGATTTAGAACATCAAATTCATAACCTGAACGCCACCTTGCCACTGAATTATGTGCTGCGTGAGGACTATATCCGTGGGCAGGCGATTATTGAGGCAAAACTTGATGCGGTGCATAAAACCCTAACCGACCTATACAAAATGGAGAGTACCAAATGATAGAAAAAGCCCGTCGTGAAGGAATGCGTTGGCAGTTGCTGAATGTACTGCACAAGGCAATGCCTTATACCACCAGTGAGCAGTTTTTGTTAGATGTCATGCGTGGTATTTACCCTGATGTGACCGCACTTGAATTGCGTCAGCAGTTGGAATATCTGCAAGATCGTAAGCTGATTGAACTGAACAAAACGCCGCACGGCGTATGGTATGCGGATCTCAATCGCTTAGGTGTGGATATTGTGGAATACACCATCGACTGCCAAGCCGGTATTGCCCGTCCTGAAAAATACTGGGCATAGGAGGAAGAATGGCTCCGAGATCCAGTATTGAGCAACTCCCCGATGATGTTCGTCATTGGCTTGAACGGGCTTTAACCGAAAATGGGTTTAGCGGTTATGTGGAATTGGAAAACCTACTGAAAGAAAAAGGCTATCAAATCAGTAAATCTGCTATTCATCGTTATGGGCAGAAAATTGAAGGTCGCCTAAAAGCGATAAAAGAGAGTGCGGAAATCGCCAAACTCATTACCGAGCAAGTTGATGATGAAGGCGATAGTCAATCCGATGCCTTAATCCGGTTAGTGCAAACCGACCTAATGAATTTATTGATTGAAAGTCGCAATGTGGAAACATTGAGTGTCAAAGATCGCCTCAAAGTGCTGGGGAATATCGGCAAAAACATTGCGGCAATGACCGGAGCATCGGTCAAACTCAAACAATATCAAGCCGAACATAAACTCAAAGTCCAAGCCAAACTAGACGAATTGGCTCGCACTGCAGAAAAAGACGGTACGGATTTACCAACCCTTGAACGAGTTCGACAAAGCATTTTAGAAGTCTATGGTCTCAACGAATAAAACCGTTTTATATGATTACCAAAAACGTTGGCTAAAAGATGACAGCCGTTTCAAGGTTGCAATGTTTGCCCGTCAGTCGGGTAAAACTTTTACTACAACCCTTGAAATTGTGTTGGATTGTATGGCTGCCGAAGCACGAGGTGAGAAAGCCCGATGGGTGATTTTATCTCGTGGCGAACGGCAAGCCAAGGAAGCGATTAATGAGGGTGTGAAAGTGCATCTTGAAGCAATGGGGATTGCCTGTGAAATTATGGAAGTGCCCTTTAAAGAAGATACCACTATCAATGCCTTGGAAGTCATTTTACCGAACGGCTCAAAAATTACCGCACTTCCGGCTAATCCCGATACGGCTCCCCGCCCTTCGGCAAACGTTTTCCTTGATGAATTTGCCTTCCACCAAGACAGCCGTGAAATTTGGAAAGCCTTGTTTCCGGTGATTTCTGCTGGTTAGAAATTGCGGGTGGTTTCTACCCCAAACGGCAAAGGCAACAAGTTCTACGAATTGATGACCGATGAGAAGAACAGCGAATGGTCTCGCCATAAAGTGGATATTTACCAAGCGGTTGCCGACGGCTTGCCTCGCAACATTGAACAGCTCCGCAAAGGCTTGAATGACGAAGATGCTTGGGCACAGGAGTTTGAGCTCAAATGGTTAGACGAGGCAAGTTCATGGCTCTCATACGATCTGATTGACAGTGTAGAACATCTCGATGCAGGTAAGCCGGAACTTTATCAAGGTGGTTCTTGCTTTGTAGGCATGGATATTGCGGTTCGGGGCGACTTAACCGTGATTTGGGTATTGGAACTGGTGGGCGATGTGCTTTGGACAAGGGAGATCGTGGAGATGAAACGCACTGCTCTTCGAGAGCAACAAGCCGAGCTGAGCCGCATTATGCGGCAATATCATGTGGTTGCCGGTCATCTCGACCAAACCGGTATGGGTGAAAAAATGGTAGAAGATGCCCAACACGAACACGGCAAGCGTATTTTCGGTGTGCTGTTTAATCTCAGCACCAAACTCAATATGGCAACCATTGGGAAAAATACCTTTGAAGATCGAAAAATCCGCATTCCGCAAGGCAATCAAGCTCTACGAGAGGATTTGCACAAGCTCAAAAAAATCACAGGTTCCACAGGACAACCACGCTTTATCGCCGACAGCGACAGCAACGGACACGCCGACCGCACTTGGGCGTGTTTTTTGGCACTGCTCGCCGCCAAAGAAGCCTACTTGCAACCGATTAAGGCATACAGTCGCAAGCCTAGAGCCAGTCGCAAATTAACCCAAGGATATTAAAAATATGGCAATCAAAAAACAAGACTTAGTCAAAGAAATCGCCAGCCGTGCCAATGCCATTGATTTTTGGTCGTTTATGCACTACTTGCCCGATCCCGTATTAAAAAGAATGGGGAAGGGTATTTCCGCTTACCGTGAAATCTTGTCTGACAGTCACGTCGGCGGCTGTGTACGAAGACGTAAAGCTGCCGTAAAAGGATTGGAATGGCGATTAACTCCAACCGGCAATGACAAAACCGATGAAATCCTGACCGCACTTTTTGACCGTCTGCCGTTGTCGCAGATTATCAATCAGGTGCTGGACGCTTGTCTGTTTGGTTATCAAGCCTTGGAAGTGATGTGGCAGCACCAAGACGGGCTATGGCTACCAACGGCGATTGAAGGTAAGCCGCAAGAGTGGTTTGTGTTTGATGAAGAAAACCGGCTAATGCTCCGCACCAAAGAAAACCGGTTCGGGCAGCTGTTGCCGGAGAAGAAATTCCTGCTCGCTACCCAACAAGCGGACTATATGAACCCTTATGGGCGGGCGGATTTGGCAATGTGCTTTTGGGCGGCGACGTTTAAAAAAGGCGGCTTCAAGTTCTGGCTGGAATTTATGGAGAAATACGGCAGTCCGTGGCTGGTCGGCAAACACCCTCGCCAAAGCCAACCGCACGAAATTGAAGACCTACTGGATAGTATGGAGCAAATGCTTGGCACAGCTGTGGCTGCGGTGCCGGACGACAGCTCTATTGCGATGCTGGAAAGTGCCAGTAAAGGGGCAAGCTCACAAGTGTTTGACGAGTTCTTGCGGTACTGCAAATCGGAAATCGCTATTGCACTACTCGGGCAAAACCAAACCACCGAAGCGGAAGCCAACCGAGCCTCAGCCACCGCAGGGCTGGAAGTCACCCTTGATATTCGTAATGACGATGTAGCCATTGTAGAAGCTGTATTCAACCTGCTTTTACAATGGATTTGTGAGCTGAATTTCAATGTGGAAATATTGCCTCGTTTTGAGTTGTTTTAGCAAGCGGAGATCAACACCGACCAAGTAGAACGAGATACCAAACTCCATAGTATCGGCGTACGTTTTTCCAAGGCTTATTTTGAACGGGAATATGGGTTTGAACAGGGCGATATTGAGATACAGGCGGTCGAAAACCGTGAAAATACTGCAAAATCCGCTGAGTTTGCCGAGCCACATCTCAAAGGCTTACACCCTATTGCCGATGGCATTGTAGAGCAACTGGAAATCGAGGGAGAAGCTGAAGTAGAACATTGGCTGCAAACCGTACAAGACCGCCTGTTGCAAGCCGAAAGTTTAGAAGATTTTCGTCACCAATTAGACAGCCTTATCCCTGAACTCAGCTTTGCAGAATATGGTAAGGTAATGGCGTGGGCAAGCACCACCGCCTTTCTTGCAGGTCGTCAATCCGTAAAGGATGAAACCAATGAGTAAATTTACCTTCGAAGAGCAGGTTCGTTATTTTGAGAAAAAACTCAATCTACCGACCAACAGCTATTTAGACGTGTTGGGCGAAGAACACGACTACTTTTTTATGGTCGCCGGTGCAAACCGTAATGAAGTCTTACTGGCATTTCGCCAAGCCGTCGATGATGCCATTGCCAACGGCGAAACCTTAGAGGGCTTTCGCAAGCGTTTTGATGAAATCGTGGCGAAAACCGGCTGGGATTACAACGGCGGCAGAAACTGGCGAAGCCGAATTATTTACGACACCAATGTGTATGGTGCTTATAACCGTGGGCGACTGCAACAGCACCTTGATTTAGCTGATGTGATGCCCTATTGGGAATATGTGCATAACGACAACGCCCACCCAAGACCGCATCACGTCGCATTGAATGGCACTATTCGCCCTGCCACAGATCCGTTTTGGCGTTACTATTATCCGATTAAAGCCTATGGTTGTCATTGCACCGTTACCGCTCACGATGAAGACGATTTGGCAATGCTCGGTAAAAAAGTCAGCCCACCGGTAGAAATTGAATTTCAGGAAAAGCTGGTTGGCGTACGCTCGGGCAATCCACGAATGGTCAATTTACCGAAAGGCTACGATGTCGGCTTTGCACCGCATAATTTCAACAACCTGACCGCTGCACGCAATGCCGGTGTAGATCAGGTTTTGTTTAACAAAGCCATCACCGCCGAGCCAAAGCTGGCAAGTTTGTTGATTGACGATGTGCTTAAAAAGCCCTCATCAATGGCAATGCTTAACAGTGCAATGAAGGAGATGGTAGATACGGTCGCCACAGAAAAAATAGCTCGTGGTCAAATGAAAAATGTGGGGGTTATTCCGGCACCGGTGATTGATAAACTCACAGCCTTGGAAAAAGCCCCACAAACGGCAGTGATTGCGGTGCGTGATGAAGATGTCCTGCACGCTTTACGAGATAGCAAACAGGGGAAAGGTATTAACTTACCGGTAGAGTTTTGGGCAAAATTGCCGGAGAAGTTGCGTAGTCCAAATGCGATTTTATTGGAACAAGATCAGAAAGTACCTACGTTGATTTTTATCTACAATACCGATAAAGGCAAAGTTGCGG